CTCGACCTGCATCTTCAGCGAGGTGATGATGCCGCTGAAGCCGCCCTCCATGTTGGTGACGTTGGCAGCGTCCACGATCCGCTGAGCGACGTTCGCGGCGTAGTCCGCCTTCGCCGTCTTCAGATCAGCGAGCTTCTTGGCGGCGTCGGTGATCTTGGTGCGGAGCTTGTCGTAGCTGGACAGCAGGGAGTTGAGCTTGCCCTGGTCCGCCTTGACGAGGGCGGTCACGCCCTTGCTCAGCTTGGCCTTGCCGATCTGGTCAGTCAGTCCGGAGAGGGACTTCTTGACGTTGTCGAACTGGGACTCCAGCCCCTTGATCAGACCGGCGATGATCGCCTTGCCTGCTCCGTAGAGCAGAACCTTGTCCTTCGGGAGCGGACCCTTCCAGTCCGGGATCATGTCGGTCAGGCCCTTCAGCTTCGACTTGACCGTTCCGATCATCGAGCTGATGCCGTTGATGAAGCCCTTGATCAGGCCGACACCCGCGTTGTAGAGCGCGGACCCGATCGCACCGAGCGCAGCCTTCGCCTTGCCGGGCAGACCCGCCACCACGCTGACGGCGTTCGAGACGCCGGTCGTGAATGCGGACTTGATGTACGACCAGGCGAACACGGCAGCGCCCTTGATGGACGCCCAGCAGTTCGAGAACAGCGTCCTCAGCGCAGACAGCGCGCTCGAAGGAGCACTGCGCAGCGCGGACATGAACGCCGAGAAGCCAGCCTTGATGCCGATCCACGCGACCTGGCACGCGGTCTTGATGCCACCCCAGACTGCGGTGAACAGACCCTTCAGGGCCATGAAGCCCTTCTTGGCGACACCGAGGATTCCCCAGTTCAGCCAGACTTCGAGCGCACCGAGGATGATGTCCCAGATGCCCTTCAGGAACCCGAGGATTCCGTGCCAGAGCTGAGAGAAGCCCTCCTTGAAGGTGCTCCAGTCTCCGGTGAAGATGCCCTCGAAGATGCCCCAGATCATCTTGAAGTAGCCGACGATGGCGTTCCACACACCGACGAAGACTTCCTTCAGACCTTCCAGCACCAGGGCCACACCGTTGATCACGCCGATGAGCGCGCCACCCAGGATGCCCACGATGAACCCGATGGCCGGAGCCAGGATCGTCATCAGGACGTTGACCACCACCAGGAGTACCTGGAGGATCGGCTGGAGTGCAGCGAACAGGCGAGAGATCGCGTCCGCCAGGGGAGGCAGGAGCGACGAGATGATCGGACCCAGGATCTGGATCAGCGGGGTGAGTACCGCCGAGACGATCTGGAGCAGGATCGCGACGACCGGCTGGAGTGCCGTGATGATCGTCTGGATCGCCGCCGACAGAACCGGCAGGATCGGAGCCAGCGCACCAGCCAGGGTGACGATGAGCGGAGCCAGGGCGGTGTAGATCGTGGTGAACAGTTGAGCGATGATCGGCAGGATGGGGGCCAGCGCCGAGACCAGGATTCCGACGAGCGGAACCACAGCCTGGAGCATCTGCCCCATTGCCGACATGATCGTCGGGAGGATGCCGGACAGAGCCTTGAAGGCACCGGCCAGCGCCGTACCGATGACCGGGACGAGCGAGGTGATCAGCGGCGCGAGCATCTGTACCGCCTGGAGCAGAGCTCCGGACAGCAGGGTGATGACCGGCTGGATCATCGGTGCCAGCTTGGCGAAGGCCAGCGAGAGCGGAGTCAGGACCGCCGCGATGAGCGGACCGAACGCCTTCAGCATGGTGCCGACAACCTGCATCAGCGCACCGAGTGCCTTGCCCAGCGGACCCATCGCGGGAGCGAGAGCCTTGACTGCGACCAGGATGCCGTCGAAGACAGCCGAGATCCCCTGCTGCACAGCGGGCTGAGACAGCGCGTCAGAGACGGCCTTCAGTGCGGTGCCGAGGATCGTGCCGACCTGCGGCAGAACCGTCGTCAGGGTCTTGCCCAGTTCCAGGAACAGGTTCTTGACTGCCGGACCAGACGTGGTGGCGATGGTGTTCATCGCGGTGTGAGCCGCCTTGAACACGTCGACCAGACCAGACTGGAACGCCGGGCTGTCGACCGTGTCGTGGATGCCCTTCAGCGTGTCGTTCAGCATCGCGAGCGTGGAGCCACCGGCCTGCTGAGCAGCGCGGCCCAGGCCAGCGAAGATGCCGAACAGGTTCGAGATGACCCCGCCCAGTTCCTTCAGGTTCTGGATGGCGACGTCGATCCAGTCAGCCAGCTTGCCGTTGCCCTCGCTCTTGGTGAGGAAGGACGAGAACTTGTCGGTGAGCGTGCCGAACCAGGTCGCGAGCTGAGGCAGGTACGAGGTACCCACCTTGCCCAGGACGGCGATGATGTTGGCCATCGAGCCGGTGTGCTCGGTCGTGATCTTGATCGAGTCGGACAGGTCGGTGAACATCTGGTTGAGCGCCGGGTCGAGCGCGCCCTTCAGTCCCGTAGCCAGTCCACCGAAGAAGCCACCGAGCTGAGTCGAGGTCTTGGCGAAGCCAGCGGAGAGCTTGGGCAGAAGCCCGTCGACCAGGTCCTTGATCGGAGCCTTGGCCTTGTCCCAGAAGTTCTTGGAGATGGTGTCCTGCAAGGCAGACATCTGAGTCTTGACCTCGGGCAGGATCTTGTTGAAGTCCTTGAACGCGGCGAACGAAGCGCCGAGTCCTACTGCGAGACCACCGAACAAGCCAGGAAGCAAGAGGGCTGCTGGTCCGATCTGCGCAAGCGACGACGACAAGGCGAACAGGTTGCTCGCGGCTGTGAGTCCGAACCCTGCGAGTCCGGCCATGGCCGTCGCGAGTGAGCCGATGATCGGCACGGACTTGTCGAGGTTGCGGATCGTGTTGCCCAGCGTCTCGAACATCTCGCTGATCACGCGCGCACCGGACAGTGCAGCGAGAGCCGCACCGACCTTCGCGACGGCAGCGTTGTTCAGGTCCGGAATGATCGACACCGTGCGGGGCCGAGTCAACACACCGAGTCGGGCAGACGTGACCATGCCTGCGGCAGAAGCGAAGTCGGGCTGGACCTTGATCTTCAGCGGGCTGTGCTTGTCAGCCCACTGCTTCAGGTCGTGGCTCGCCTTGTCGGCTGCGGTCTGGTCGAGCTCCAGCTTGATCGCGCCGGTGACTTCAGCACCGTCGACCTTGAACTGGATCTTGTTCTGATCTGCCTTCTGCTGGAGGCGACGACGCGCGACGGTGATCGCCTGCGTCATGCCGTCCGTAGAGATCATGGTGTGGAACCGGATCTTGCGGGAGTCCATGTTGCGGTTGCGCTGGTTGATCTTGCGCAACTCCTCCAGGAACTCACGCGACGCACCGCTCATGTCCACCTTGGTGGCGACCGTGAGCTTCAGCGTCTTCTCGATCTTCGAGAGTGCCTTCTCGGCTTCTCGGCGGAAGTCGGAGGTGTCCGGCAAGACCTTGACCGAGACTCGCCCGATCACCTGCCCGCCTGGTGAACCTGCCACTTGCTACCTCCTGGAGAACGCCTTGTAGAGATCGGCGACGGACTTGAACTTCTTCTTGTTCGCGTCCTTCTTCTTCGCCTTGGGTCGCGGGTACTCGGGGATCGAGGGCGCACCCTTCTTCCCCCACTGACCAGTTGCCCGCGTGTTCTGGTTCAGCGCGTCGTAGAGATCGGCGGTCATGTGTCTGTCCATGCCCCAGCCGAAGTGCTCACGTCCGCCCGACGCGAGGGCGATGGTGAGTGATGTGTCCGGAAGCCTCTGCACCAGCAAGAGGACGAGAGACGGGGAAGGACCCCGACCTGCGATCACCTCTCGGAGGTCAACTCCGTAGTAGTGCAGCAGGTCGGGGTAGATGCCTTCGCCGTAGTCGTCTACGAGCCGGGCGAGGCTCAGGCTTCCCCCGCCTGCGTCCCGTTGCCGTAGGTCTCGAAGATCTGGGCCAGCACAGCGAGGTCGTCGCCGATCGCGCCGAGCAGCTTCTCAGCCGCCTTCGGGGACTCGGCGACCAGGCGGATGGCGTCAGCCAGCACCTGCTCCTGGTCGACGTCCTCGCCGTCCAGCTTGCTCTGGATGTTGATCAGTTCGTTGCGCTTCTCCTTCGGGAGGCGAAGCGGGTTGAGCAGTCGGCAGACGTCGTCGCCGAAGGTGATGTCAGTGGAACCGTACTTGGCCTCAGCGGCAGAACGGATGTCATCGAGAGAGAAGCTGGACATGGGGTTGCGGACCTCCTGGGTTGGTGGAACTACGGGGATGCGGACCTGGGGATGAGGGCTCCGGGTGGAGCCCCCGGTGTGCAAGCGGGTCCGCACTCACTTGCACACCGGGGAGTTACTGAAGGGGGTTGGATCAGACGCCGGGGTCGACCACGCCGAGCGGGGTGACCGAGTAGGTCCAGGCGTTGGAGCCGAACGCCATCGGCTTGACGCCGAGGGGCAGGCCAGCCAGGGACTCGGTGTCCGCCAGGCTCATGTCGTCGGCACGGTAGATCTCGGCCTTCGGCGCGTAGAACGCGAAGACGTTGTCGCCGTCCACGAAGATCGCGAGGAACGCGGCCACGGTCGGCTCGGGCTCGGTCGGAACGCCAACGCTGCCGTCCGGCAGGATCGGAGCGTTCGCGCCGTAGTAGAGCTTCAGGCCAGCCTCATCGAACTGCTGGAGGGTGAAGGTCATCGTCTCGGTACGCGCGCTGTACTTCGTCCGGAGGGACTTGTTCTGGAGCGTGCCGATGACAGTGGCTTCGCCACCCTCGGACGAGATGCTGAAGATGTCCTCCAGCGAGGTGTGACCGACGTTGACCCACGGGGCGGTGGGGCTCAGAAGGTCGGTCGGGATGTCGGTGCCGACTGCGGCAGTCAGGTAGTTGCCACTACCGATGACGAGAGTGGCGTCGTCGTTCACGGGCACGGTGTGTACTCCTTGCTCAGGGGGTCAGGTTGGGGTAGGGCCGGGTGCGTGGCTTGCGGATGCTGATCTGGTAGATCGACTCGTAGCGCCACACACCCGTGGGCAGGTCGGCGTACTGGACAGGCCCTGCGGCTGTGGCCCAGTCAGTGACTCGCCTTGGGGCGGAAGTGAGCTCGACCTTCGTCATGTGCCCACGTCCAGGGACGACCTTCTGGCTGAGCCAGGCGTCGCGGAGGACGACGCGAACCGC